CTTGGTTTACCAGCGCCTTAACACCTGGGTTAGTGTTTTGGAGCTGTAGCATTCACAGTGTCACATTGGAACCGGTGGCGTATGTAACCGGATTCTGGTGTAGTGAGGGCTAAAATCGACCGACCTGCTGAAAATTCATACATAATGACCGAGTTTGGACTGGAACTATTGTACGGAAATGAACATGGAGAACAGGGGGGTGTTAACTCAAGGGAGTCACTCGTCTGCCAAGAATCTCAATTGGTGGTTGTTGATCACCTCACGTGGGACCAATCAGTCACACGTATTGAATCTCAATCGCAGTTACCACGTTATCTGCGATATCTTCGTCGTGAGCATCTCACAGGTGGTTGTACTGGTGACGACAGTGCAGGAGATCACCTGGCGTGCACAAATTGTCTTCGTATCTCATTGTATAGGAATCTCATTTTCGAACGCAAAATTCGCATTGACTCATGTTTTATGGGCCAACTCAGTAGCGATTTTGTTCGTCTCGAACGGGTGATCGTTGACGAGTCGATGTGTTTCACATTGGCTTCTCTCGGTTGCCCTGTCTATCTCGCACACACCATTGGCGTTATGCCCTGCCGCTGGCACCTCAACTATAGCGGCCACCCATATCGCGGCAATTGCTGGGATCGTGAGCGTGGCTACTACGAGCTTGAGAGTGGTCAGGAGTACTTTGTTGAGCTTCTTGCTCGGCTTTGGGACTTGTCCGGCAATGCACAATACTTGGAGGCTTTTGCGCGACGACACAACCGCAACATGCACGCTAGCAACGGCAACATAGATGCCGCACCTTTGCGTGCACGTGGCGGTGCAAATCCACCCCAACCCCCGGCAAGGCGCGGCTACGCAGATGTAGCTGCCAATGGCCGTCGTGGTGAGGATGGTGAGCAAGGTCGCCAAGGCAATGCGCTGCGTCAGCACCAGCGCAATGTGCGTCATGGACGTCAACAGCAGCACCAGAATCAGCGCAATGGTGCAGCTATTGACCGCGGTGTCAATGAACACCGGTTGGACCGAGCTTATCAAACCGCCGTTGCCACTGGCTTTCGCACAGCAGGGGCATTGGCGCGGTTCAACGAGTGGGCGGCTGCCAATGCCGCGCAAATCAACCCGGCCAGCATACCCATTTGTGTCGAGTGTGGTAATGCTGCGATCGAGTTGTGCCAACATTTTGTGCACGAAGCTGCACCAGCTGTGGAGGCTGACGTGCCAGTGCTCGGGATTGTTGGACGTGCTGAGTTTGCCAATCGGTGGTTATGGCAAACGTGGGTGGATGGCGTTCGGCGCGCTTTCTATGCACCGAGGTTCAATTTGAACGTCGTCAACAATCATCAGATCCGTGGTGTCTTTCGAGATTTTGACACCAGTGAACTTACCGATGATCTGATATGTGAGGAGCTCTACTCACACATTCGCACCGAAATGCATGTTCATTACCGAGTGAACGGCAGAGAGGATCGCGATCTGCGACTTGAGCATTGCCGCAAATTGGCGCGGCGATGGTGCGAGAAGAAGAAGATTGCAGTCGAAACTGCTTTTTCTGCGAACATTTTCGTGCTTACTGTACAACGGGCTTGTGACCAATATGAAAACACAGCGCTCTATGCTCCCCAGAATCCAAACTGGGCTAGTTTGAGCCTGTCTTTTCCAAGGGCCTGGGTTTGTATAGTTATTTGCGCGGTTATCATCTTCATGTTCCGCGGAGTATTGTTCGACATTGCTGCAAGTCTGACGAGGCCTATTTTGAAGGCCGCGCTCCAGGTGATGGCACACCTAATGGTTTGCCTCATCCGGCTGACTGGAGATGTCCTCGGATATCTTACCAGTCTTCAAGAACTGCAGAGATGAACTGCAAACCTCAACATTATGTACGCGCATTACATTTTACTCCTGATCGTGATTTCCAAGAGATTGCGATGAGCAGTTGTATACATAATGAAACTGTTGGCCTGTATTATAGGTGGATGCGGGAAACACCAACACCTCAACCTCGAAAGATTGATCAGTTGCGTTTGGCTAGAATAGTAGATAAAACTGCAAACGAGATTGCTCGACATTTCGATGCTACACCTTTTGATCTGAAGAATTTCCTCAAGAAGAAGAGAGGTAAGCTCGGGGTTCGCTACTCACGAGCGGTGAAAGATCTGATCAAAAATGGGTTCGATTTTGAAAAGGACTCAAAAATCTCAAGTTTCACCAAGAATGAGCTCTACTTGCTCAACGCCACGGAGGACGTGAAGAAACCACGCATCATCATGGGGCGTGATCCTAAGTTTAATTTGTTTTACTCGGCTTTTGTCGAGAAATATGAAGAGGCTTTGGGTTGCGTCAAGGGTGTTACGTGCTGCATGGACTTCAAGGACGTTGGCGAGGCATTTCGTGACCTAGAGCGTGGTGAATGCCTAGTTAAAGGCGACGACAATGTTATCAACATGGGGGATGTTTATGTTGAAGGCGATGCAACATCTTAT